CTACAGATGTCCCAACAATCCCAGAACGGTTTCAACATATTATTATAGATGGCGCAATGCATTATGGTTATCTGTTTAGAGGTGACACACAAAATGCGCTGGTAATGAAAGAAAAATTTGACGAAGGTATTAAGCATATGCGTTCACAACTTATCAATAGAACACCATACGTGAGGTCGTATATGCTTACTGGTGCGACAGGTGGAGCAAGTACAGGCTTCGGTATTTAAGAGGCTATCACAATGGATGCATGGCAAACCTATCCAGTTGAGTTTCGTGGTGGTCTTATAACTAACCTTTCTCCTTTGCAGCAAGGTATTAACGCACCGGGAAGCGCAAGAATACTACGTAACTTTGAGCCTTCAGTAGAGGGTGGTTACAGACGTATTGAAGGTTATGACAAATACGACAGCGTAATTATTCCACCTTATGGTGCGCCTGTTGTACACGGTGATGGACAGAGTGGCACAGGACTCATACTGGCAGCTATCCATACTACACCAGAAGCAGGTGATGTACTTAGCCTTGTAGGTGGCGCAGTAGATGGCATAGGTCAAACAGGAACATCTTTAAATGTAGATGGATTAGACGTTGCACCATCCGCTAATGATACTTTTACTATTGATGGCGATGATACTGTATACACTGTCAGTGCCGCTACTGCATTAGTAGGTACTGCATCAACACTTACAATATCTCCAACATTAACTTTATCGCCAGATGATAATGCAGTACTTACATTTAGATATACAATTGCATCTGGTGGTGTAATTTATGATGCTACTAATAATCGGGCTACATTAACATTAGACCAAACAATGGTCGTTAATCCGTCCAATGCAGATGACGTTACATTTATAAGCACAGCATCTGATTATCTTTCTTTGGGTCTAGCTGCATGGGAAGATGTAGCTATTGTAGCTAAGAACGCAGACATATATAAATCTGGCGGTTCTGGTTTTACTAAAATAAATGTACCTGACTACGGAACACCCTTAGTAGATGGCGGTAGTCAAACAGGTACAAGCCTTGTAATAGATGGGCTGGATACTGCACCACAAGCAGGTGATGTATTTAAGATTGCTGGCATTGATTTAATTTATACAGTAACAGCTAATGCAACAGTAACATCAGGCAGTGCTACATTAGCTATTAACCCAGCACTCGCAAGTAGCCCAGCAGATAACGCAGTAATTACGTTTCTGTCTACTAGCAGAGAAGATGCAAACAGAACTAGATTTGCTAAGTACAACTTTAACGGTACTGAAAAAATTGTAATTGTTGATGGTTTAAATGAACCAGCACTATATGACAACACTACCTTTACAGTTTTACTTGATGCACCAACAGATGTTATAGGTGCAACATTTGTAGCAGAAGTTAAGAACCACTTATTCTTTGCTAAAGGTTCTGTGCTTACATTTACTGCACCTTATACAGATAGTGATTTTACTGTTGCTAATGGTTCCGGCTCAATCAATATCGGTGGTAGAATTACCGCACTGGCAGTATTCCGGCAACAGCTAATTATCTTTACTGAATCTAGTATTCACCAACTAACTGGCAATACAATCGCAGACTTTACACTGCAACCAATTACAACAGATATTGGATGTATTGATTCAGACACAGTGCAAGAGATTGCTGGTGATATTATGTTTCTTGGTCCAGACGGACTTAGATTGTTAAGTGGTACAGATAGAATTGGAGACTTTGGACTAGCATCTGTATCTAAAGCAATCCAAAGTGACATGACTTCGTTTGTCTCTAACAACACATCATTTAGCAGTTGTGTAGTGCGAGAAAAGTCACAGTACAGAATATTTGGTTATAACAATAATATTACACAGGAAAACTCACAGGGAGTTCTTGTGACACAGTTTGCCCCACAGGGCGGTGAAGGCATGGCCTTTGCGGAACTACGTGGTATTAGGTCGTATGTATCTGACAGTGACTATAACTTAAATGTTGAAGTAGTACTGTTTTCAAACGATGATGGCTACTTGTATCAGATGGAAAGTGGCAACTCATTTGATGGTCAAAATATCAAAACAACATTTGCTACACCTCACTTGCCTATTAGTGACCCACGTAAACGCAAAACATTCTACAAGTTATTCTTGTACACTGACCCACAAGGTAGCGTTGCATTTGATGTAAGTTTGAAACTTGACTTTGATAGTCAGGGTACTATTCAGCCACCACCTATTAGTATTCTTAACACACAAGGTACTGTTGGCTTTTTTGGTAGCGGCACATTTGGTGTCACACGATTTGGTACTAAACTACTTAAACTATTCCAAACGCAAGTTATAGGCTCTGGATTTACTGTGTCATTTCAATTTGAATCAGATGACCAAAACCCGCCATATTCAATTGACGCATTAACGACTGAATATGCAATTCACGATAGAAGGTAAAAACTATGGGAACAGGCTATACCAGAAACGATACCGTTAACAATATTGCTGACGGTAACATTATTAACGCTGCAGACTTTGATGGTGAATATGATGCCATTGAAGCAGCGTTTAACAGTAGCACAGGACACACGCACGATGGTACATCAGGCGAAGGTGGTCCAGTTACTGTGCTTGGACCTGCCCAAGACTTTGTAGCAAGTACCACAGAGATAAAACCTAAGACAGATGCTACACTTGATATCGGTACTAATCTACTACGATTTAAAAATTTATACCTATCTGGTTCGGCTAGTTTAGGTACGGTTGATATTGATGCAGGTACTATTGACGGTACACCTATTGGCGGTACAACTCCTGCTGCTGGTACATTTACTAATCTTGTAGCCAATACTGATTTAACATTAGCCAGTGGTTCTACTGTAACTGCTATCCTAGATGAAGACACAATGACTTCTGACAGCGATACTGCGCTGGCAACACAGCAGTCTATCAAAGCCTACGTTGATTCACAGATTACATCAAATAACGAACTAAGTGAAATCCTTGCTAATGGTAATATTACTGCTGGTACTGGCATTGACCTTATTGACAACGACAAGATTCGCTTTGGTACAGGTAATGACCTAGAGATTTTCCATAACGCTACTGACAGCATTATTAACGACAGTGGTGCTGGTAGCCTTAAACTGCAGCAAGCAGGTGCTACAAAGCTAGAAGTAACAGCAACAGGTGTTACAGTATCGGATGACCTTGTTGTAAATGATGATGTCTCTTTGTCTTCTGACGGTGCTATTATTAACTTAGGTGCTGACGGCGAAGTAACGCTTACACATCAAGCTGATGTAGGTGTACTGCTTGACGTAGAGAATAGCACAACTAATGGTGTCACAGATGTATTGAAGCTGCAAGCTAAAAGCACAGGCACACCTGCTGTTGGTATTGGTGTAGGTGTTGAGTTTTCAACTGAGACTGCAGCAAGCACAATTGAAACAGGTGGTGTCATTGAATCTGTAGCTACGGGCTTGACACCTACGGCTGAAGAATTTGACATGGTATTCAAAACTATGTCAGCAGGTGCTACTGCAGCAGAACGCCTGAAGCTGAATGGTAATGGTGCAACCATTGGTAACATCAATGTTGATGGCAATACTATTATTAGCACAGATACCAATGGTGATATTAACCTAACACCAAATGGTACTGGTGAAGTAAACATCTCAAAAGCAGACATTGACGCTGGTACTATTGATGGTGTTACAATTGGTACAGCTAGTGCAGTAACAGAACTGCAGGTAGACAATCTAAACCTAAACGGTAATGCTATTACCAGCACAGATACCAACGGTAACATTGCAATAACACCAAACGGTACTGGCGAAGTTGATATTACCAAAGTAGACATTGCTGCTGGTGAGATTGATGGTACAGTAATAGGTGCTAACAGTGCAGCAGCAGGTACGTTTACTAATTTGACTGCAAGCACAGACTTGACACTTGCTACTGGTGCAACTGTAACAGCCATTCTTGATGAAGATACAATGTCATCTAACAGTGACACGGCTCTTGCTACACAGCAGTCTATTAAGGCGTATGTAGATAATTCACTAGGTGCAGCAAGTAATGTGACAGCAACTGGAATCACTTTTGAAGGTGCAACTGCAGATAGCATCACAACAACACTTGCTATCACTGACCCTACAGCAAACAGAACCTTCACATTTGGTGATGAATCAGGAACTGTGTCTACACAGGCATTTGCAAATGGTGCGGCTGTTGCACTAGCTATTGCATTAGGATAATAAAAAGTACTTGACAAACCATTACAAATATGGTATAATTAGTGTACATTTGGAGTAAAATATGGCAAACGCTTTTTTATGTGAGACAGATACAGCAGTAGGTACATCACCTGCTACCATTTATACCTGTCCTTCAAGCACAGAAACCACCATCATTGGTCTGAGTATCTCTAATATTGTTACATCACAAATTCTGGTAGACGTACAGCTTGACGCTTCAACTCGTACTTCTGGTGCAGAAGACAGTGTGTATCTAGTTAAAGATGCCCCAGTACCTGTTGGTGGTTCTTTAGTTGTGGTTGGTGGAGACCAAAAGGTAGTTATGGAACCGGGTGATACTTTAAAAGTAACATCCGATACTGCATCATCTGCTGATGTTGTCTTGAGCCATCTTGATATTACGTAAGGAATAAGTAATGCCGTATCTAGGTAATCCACCTGCTGCTACTTATAGTACAATCAATTATCAAGATTTGACTGGTGGTAGTGGTACAAGTTTTACCCTTGACCATTCTGTTGCTAACGAGAATGAGATTGAGGTATTTGTAAATAATGTGCGTCAAGAGCCTAGCGTAGCATATACTACTGCTGGTACTGCTCTAACTATGACAGGTAGCATTTTAGCTACTGATGATTTCTATGTAGTGTTTCAGGGTAAAGCACAGCAGACCATTACACCCGGCGCAGGAACAATTACTAATGCAATGTTTTCTGCTGGTATCTCATTAGGTGGTGGCACATACAAGGGTGAGAATGGCGAGGTTAATGCTGGCGGTGGTGACATCTTCCGTGTGCATCAGCAACAGCTAGACACTGACACTACCATTGATGCAGATGAAAACGCACTGGCTGCTGGTCCATTGACAATAGCAACAGGGGTAACACTGACGGTAACATCCGGCGGTAATCTGGTGATAGCATGAGTGAACTACGCGCAGATACAATCACAGGCAGTGATGGCACCAGTCCTGTCACGCTGAGACTAAACAGAGTGCGGCGAAGGTTTGGGCAAACAATGAACTTACCGGCACAGCATCAGTGCAAGACAGTTTTGGGCAATCTGGTATTGTAGACGATGGTTCTGGCAAATTAACAATGTCTTTTTCTACTGCTATGAGTAATGCAAATTATTCACCAGCGGGTATGTCTGTTAACGCATCAGGTGCCACTGCTTATGCTTCAAGTGTTCACATTGGCGCAACAATGAGTACAACACAACTACAGGTTTATTTTGCCTACACTGACCCAACTAGTGGTGCTTGGTATGATGTGCCTAAATCTGGTGTGACCATAAATGGAGACCTAGCATGAGTGAGATAAAAGTAGATACCCTCACAGGCAAGACCACCGCCAACGACATCACCGTGACGGTTGGTGCTACTGCTACAATGTCTCTGGAACAGGGGTTGGCAAAGTCTTGGTTTAATTATGACAACAGAGGCACGGCAACTTTGCTTGATTCTCATAATATTTCCAGTATGACTGACAATGCGGCGGCAGATATGACTTCAACTGTAACAAGCGCATTTGCTGACATAAACAGAGGACACGCAACTTGCGCTGGTGTTGTTTCTTCAGACGGAAATTATCCGCTGATTATGGGGTTAAGAAATCAATCTGCTTTGTCCAGCGTGGTTACAACTACTACCGCTA